CCTACTCTGGTAATGGGAGTACAACCCAATTTGCATATGGGTATAAAATATTTGCAGACTCAGACTTAATCGTAATTATTAGAACAGACAGCACAGGTGCTGAAACTGTTAAAACTTTAACTACACATTATACAGTAGCTGGTGCAGGTGATGCTAGTGGAGGTTCAATTACTTTCACATCTGGTAACACTCCTGCTTCTGGTCAGACAGTTGTAATAATTAGAGAAGTTCCGCAAACTCAAGCAATAGATTATATTGCTAATGATCCATTCCCTGCGGAATCTCACGAAGAGGGTTTGGATCGTGCAACCATGACCACTCAACAAGTTCAAGAAGAACTTGATAGATCAATAAAATTATCAAGAACAAATACAATGACATCTACAGAGTTTACTGTGGGTGCAACAGATAGAGCCAATAAAATTTTAGCATTTGATTCTTCTGGAGAAATTTCAGTAACACAAGAATTAGGTACATACAAAGGTACAAGTGCAACAGTTACTACTGCTGCTTTCGTACAAAGAGATATTGTTAAATCAACAACTACAGCTCAATTAAATAATGTTTATATTTGTGTAGCAGATAGTGTTATCGGAGATTCATTAACAGACACAGATCACTTTGAACTTTTGGTAGACGCAGTTAGTGCAGCAACAAGTGCTACAGCTGCTGCTTCATCCGCTACAGCTGCGGCTAGTTCTGCAACTGCTGCTACTAATAATGGTGCAGCTCAAGTTACTTTAGCTACTGCTCAAGTTGCTTTGGCAACTACACAAGCTAATAATTCATCTACATCAGCCACAGCTTCTGGAAATTCTGCTACAGCTTCAGCTAATTCAGCTACTGCTTCTGCAAATTCTGCAACAGCTGCTGCCGCATCTGCTGATGCTTTTGATGATGTTTATTTAGGCTCTAAATCATCTGACCCATCAACAGATAATGATGGTGATGCTTTAGCTGCTGGTATGCTTTACTATAATACTTCATCAAATATTATGCGTGTTTATAGTGGGAGTGCATGGGAAAACGTAGCTGTAAGTACAAGTGGTTTTGCAACAGTATCTGGGGTAGAAACCTTAACAAACAAAACTTTAACTTCACCAAAAATAGGTACAAAAGTAAGTGATACTAATGGTAATGAATTATTAAATTTAACAGCAACAAGTTCAGCAGTTAATGAACTTACATTAGCAAATGCTGCTACAGGAAACAAACCAACAATTACTGCATCTGGTGGAGATACTAATATAGGCGTATCAATACAACCAAAAGGAAGTGGACAAGTAACGATAGACAATTTAACTTTTCCAGCAGCAGATGGTTCAGCAGATCAATTTTTAAAAACAGATGGTTCTGGTAATCTAAGTTTCTCAGCAGTAAGTGGTGGAACTGATTGGCAATCAGCAGAAAAAACTGCAAACTTTACAGCAGTAGCTGGAGAGGGTTACTTTGTAAATACTACTGGTGGTGCTTTTGAAATTGATTTACCAACTTCTCCATCTGTTGGAGATACTATAGAATTTGTAGATTCAAGAAGAAATTTTGCAACAGCTAATTTAACTTTAGATCAAGGTTCAAATAAATTTCAAGGTAATACATCTCCAAAACCTGTTTATGATGTTGATGGTCAATCAATAAGAATAGTTTATTCTGGTTCAACACAAGGTTGGATTCCAACTTCAGATGATGATGTAACTATGGAAACTCCACAAACTTACACAGTAGATTTTTTAGTTATTGCTGGTGGAGGTGCTGGGGGATTTGATAGAGGTGGTGGTGGAGGAGCTGGAGGTTATAGAAATTCTTATTCAACAGAATCTTCTGGTGGAGGAGGTTCTTCCGAAACAAGTTTAAGTTTATCTCCTGGAACAGCTTATACAATTACAGTTGGTGCTGGTGGTTCAGCACCTACTTCTCCAGGTCTACCTGATAGTGGAAATAATTCTTCTATTTCTGGTTCTGATATTACAACAATAACATCAACAGGTGGAGGTGGTGCAGGTGGAAATGCACCAACTCCTAATAGAGGTATTGCATCAGATGGAGGTTCTGGTGGTGGTAAAGCATATAGTGGAACTGCTGGAAGCGGAACTGCGAATCAAGGTTTTGATGGTGGTAGTACCAGTAATGGAGAAGCACCAGCTTATCAAATGTCAGGTGGCGGAGGTGCTGGAGAAGCTGGAGATACTGATGGTGTTGGACATGGAGGAGATGGTTTATCTTCTTCAATAACAGGAAGTGCAGTTTCAAGAGGTGGTGGAGGTGGAGGCTTTCAACAATCACCAGCAGGTGCTGATCCTGGAGGAACAGGTGGAGGTGGAGATTCTTCTTCTTCTCCAAGTGGTAATAATCAACAAAATGGAACTGCTAACACAGGCGGTGGTGGTGGAGGTGGAGATGGGGGTTCACCTGGAAATGGGTCATCAGGTGGAAGTGGTGTTGTTATTTTAAGAATGCCAACAGCAAATTATTCTGGTACAACAACAGGTTCTCCAACTGTTACAACAGATGGATCAGATACAATTATAACATTTACAGGTTCAGGGAGTTACACAGGATAATGGCACATTTTGCAAAATTAGGAGTAGGAAATATAGTTGAAAGAGTTGAAGTAGTATCTAATGATATTGCAACAACAGAACAAGCTGGTGTTGAGTTTTTACAAAACTTATATGGAGATAGAGCAGTTTGGAAACAAACATCTTATAATGGAAATATAAGAAAAAATTTTGCTGGTAAAGGTTGGAAATATGACCAAACTAGAGATGCTTTTATTTCCCCAAAACCTCACAATTCTTGGACATTAAATGAAACAACTTGTTTATGGGAAGCACCAATTCCTAAACCAGAATTGACGCAAGAACAAATTGATAATAATAATCACTATAAATGGAATGAAGAAACTCAAACTTGGGATTTAGAATAAAATAAATTAGTGGTGTGAACTTAAAAGATTATATATTACATTTAGATAAATGGATTCCTCAAAATATTATAGATCAATCTATAAAAGAATTATCTGATAATAATACTTGGCAAAGACATTTTTATACAAATCCAAAAACATTTGAAAAAAAATCAAAAAATGCAGATAAAGAACTTGATGTTTGTTATGGAAATAATTTAACTTATTTAAAACAGTTATATGATTTAACTTGGAAAGGATTAGAAAAATACATTGTAATAGAAAAATTAGGTGGAGATACATTTAATGGTTGGAAAGGTTTTAGTAAAATAAGATTTAATAGATATAATAAAAATCAAATTATGTCTAAACATTGTGATCATATTAATAGTTTATTTACAGGAGATATAAGAGGTATTCCAATATTAAGTATTGTAGGTGTTTTAAATGATGATTATGAGGGTGGAGAGTTTATAATGTTTGATGATTATGAAATCAAATTTAAAGCTGGAGATTTAATTATATTTCCATCTATATTTTTATATCCACATTTAGTTAAACCAGTAAAGAAAGGAACAAGATACTCTTTTGTGTCTTGGTGTTATTAATGAAAGAACCTACAATTCAAAATTTATTTCCAACACCTATCTATATGAACAGTATAGATAGACCATTTACAAAACAAGAATTAAAATTTGTTAAAGATCAGAAAAAACATTGTGTTAATAATGTAGGCAATATTAATACTAAAGATAATTACATATTAAATAGGAAAGAATTTAAAAACATTAAAAAATTTTTAGATCAATGTTGTAAAGATTATTTAAAAAGAATTATATCTCCAAAAAATAATATTGAACTTTATATCACTCAATCTTGGTTAAACTATACAGTAGAAAATCAATATCATCATAGACACGAACACCCTAATTCAATTATTTCTGGTGTATTATATTTTAATTGCGATAAAGAAAATGATAAAATAACATTTTCAAATCCAAGAGGTTATCAACAAATAAAACCAGAAGTAGATCAATTTAATATTTGGAACTCTTATACATGGTGGTTTCCATTACAAACAGGTCAATTAGTTATGTTTCCATC